TATCCCAATTATCAACTTGTTCTTTAGAATAACCAGTAAGTTCCTTGCCACCCATTGTTGACATTCTTACATAGTCTGATTTTGCACCTGACATAAGGTTTTTAATACCTTCGTCTAATGTTTTTGCTGTTTTTTCAACTTTTATCATAATGTTTTCTCCTTATTCTATTAATATACCATAGATTCGGGCAAAAGTCAAGCGAAAAAACCCTTAAAATACAAGAAAAATCAACTTTTTTTGATAAAAAATGAGAACAAAATGAGAACATTGACGAAAAATGCGTTTTGATTCGCAGGATAAATAGTTTTTATGAATAATAATACAGAATATTGTCTAAATTGTGGACACGAATCGCATTGTGGCGAAAATTGTTACCAAAATTACGGAGAATCAGAAAAAACTCTTTGTTGTACACATTGTCGTTGCGAAAATGACGAAAAAAGTGGAAAATTAGACGAAGATTCATTTAACGGAGCATAAATTATGGCAAAAATGAGAAAATTCCTGTTTTGGAATGAAGCAGGTGAAGAAAAAGAGAAAGAATCAACAAGTTTAAAGAAAGCAGTAATGTCTGTACAAGGAGATTACAAGGATAAAGTGATAGGTGTTGAATATATTAGTAAAAAAGGCAAAAATATCAGTACATCTGTCAATATTCCAATGGGAAGAAAGATTAGGCAGGCATTAGTACTAGAAAGAAAACGAGCGGCCGCAAAAGCATTAAGAGAATCTAGGAGATAATGGCAAAACTAGCAAAAAACTTTGTAGCACACGAAAGGATGCCTAAAAAAACATCACAAGGTAAAAGAAAAGGTGTTAAATTTAGTTCTATGAATAAAAGTAGAAAAAGATCATTTAAATATTACAACTCACAAGGGAGATAATAATGCCAGCAGTAAGTAGAAAAGGCGATCAATTAAGCACAGGTCATATTTGTGCAGGAACAACCGTATTAGATACACCTGGACAAAGTACGGTTTTTGCAAATAGTATATTAATTGCAAGACAAACTGATCCTACGGTATCACATCCTTTTCCACCATTACCACCTTGTGCGCCTCACGTGGCAAATGTTAATGTTGGTAGTTCTACGGTTAGAGTTTGTGGATTACCAATTGCTAGAGTAGGCGATAGCACAGACGCAGGTCAAATGACTAAAGGTTCTTCCAATGTTTTCTCAGGTTAACATATAAATATAACTGATATGCCTAACTATGACGCTAGCACGACTAATAACTCAAAACGAGCAAATCGTATCTATAAAGATTTGGATTTAGATTTTGGTCGTAATGTAGTTACAGATGATGTTAATAAACTAACAGATGTTGAGGCAGTTAAGAGAAGTGTTAGAAATTTAATTAACACTAATCATTATGAGAGACCTTTTCATCCTGAAATAGGTAGTGATGTTAGAAGTATGTTATTTGAACCAATGACACCACTAACTGCTCTTAATTTACAAAGAAAAGTTGCTGAAGTTTTAAATAATTTTGAACCTAGAATAAATTTAGAACAAGTTTTAGCAAAACCTGATATTGATAGAAATAGTTACAATTTAAAAATTATATTTTATGTTATAGGTTCAAATGATCCAGTAGAAGTAGAAACATTTTTAGAAAGATTAAGATAAAATGGCAAGTAATAAATTCGTAGTATCAGATTTAGATTTTGACGCAATAAAATCAAATTTAAAAGCATTCTTACAAGATCAACCAGAGTTTTCAGATTATAATTTTGAAGGATCAGGTTTTTCTGTCTTATTAGATACATTAGCATACAATACACACTATCTAGGTTTTAATGCTAATATGGTTGCAAATGAAATGTACCTAGATTCTGCTGATATTAGAAAAAATGTAGTTTCATTAGCAAAAATGTTAGGATATACTCCTACATCAGCAAAATCACCTGTTGCAAACGTAGATGTTTTAGTAAACAATGCTTCAGGTTCAACTATTACTATGAATAAAGGTACTACTTTTACATCAATCATAGATAATACAACTTTTCAATTTGTAACTAATGAAGATAATATTATTTCTCCTGTAGATGGTGTTTATAAATTTTCAAATATAAATTTATACGAAGGTACTTTAGTTAATTTTAAATATACGGTTGATAGTACAGACGTTGACCAAAAATTTATTATACCTAGTCAAAATGCTGATACATCAACTTTAAAAGTACAAGTACAAAATTCTCAAAGTGATTCTGCAAAATCAACTTACACATTAGCAACTGGTTTAAGAGGATTAGATGATACTACAAAAGCATACTTCTTACAAGAAACAGATACAGGTAAATTTGAAGTTTATTTTGGTGATGGTGTAATAGGTAAAAAATTATCAGATGGAAACATTGTAATATTAGAATATGTTGTTTCAAATAAAGAAGAGGCAAACGGCGCTTCATCATTTACTTTATCTAGTAATGTAGGTGGGTTTACAGACGTAACTATTACAACTAATTCAAGTGCTCAAGGTGGTTCTGAACCAGAAACAAAAGAATCAATTAGATATAATGCACCTTTACAATATACATCACAAGACAGAGCAGTTACAACAACAGATTACGAAACTTTAATAAAATCAATTTATCCAAATACTCAATCTGTTAGTGCTTGGGGTGGTGAAGATGATGAAACTCCAGTATATGGTGTAGTTAAAATATCTATCAAACCTAAATCAGGTAATACTTTAACAAACTCAACAAAAAATAATATTATAACATCTTTAGCACCTTATAATGTTGCTTCAGTAAGACCAGAGATTATTGAACCGTCAGTTACATCTTTGATATTAGTGGTTAATGCAAAATATAATAAACAGGCTACTTCTAAATCAGCAGAAACTATAAAATCAGAAATCACAAATAATTTATCAAGTTATAGTTTAAATACATTATCATCTTTTGATGGTGTTTTTAGATACTCAAAACTAACAGGTATAATAGATGATGTTGATACTTCAATTTTATCAAATATAACTACGGTCAAAATGAGAAAAGAATTTACACCTACTTTAGCGTCATCAACAAAATATGACATTTATTTTAGAAATGCTATTTACAATCCTCATTCAGGACATTCTTCAGTATTATCATCAACAGGATTTAAGGTTGCAGGTAATAATAATGAAATGTTTTTAGATGATGATGGACAAGGTAATGTAAGAGTTTATTATCTAGTAAGTGGTATAAAAACTATTCATAATGCAACACAAGGAACAATTGATTACTCAACAGGACAAATAACACTTAACTCTTTAAATGTTGCTTCAATATCAAATATTAGAGGTGCAACTTCAACTAAAATAGAAATTACGGTTGTGCCTAGTTCAAATGATATAGTGCCAGTTAGAGATCAAATTTTAGAAATTGATGTTGCTAATTCAATTGTAAATGTTTCTGAAGATACTTTTGTAGGAGGTTCTTCCGAGGCAGGAGTAGGATACTCAACAACTTCAAGTTACTAATGCAATGGCAAAGTTTAATGATAAAATTTCATCACTCATTAAAAGTCAATTACCTGATTTCGTAGTTGACGAACATCCTCAATTTGTTCAATTCTTAAAAACTTATTTTCAATTTATGGAATCTGCCGAGTTGCAGGTTACTAGTATTGAATCAACTGATGGTATAACTTTAGAAAACGAAACAGGTCGTTCAGATAATTTATTAATTGACGGAACAAAATTAACTTCAGAAAAAACTCAACAAGACGCAGGCGATAAGATAATTTATGAAGATAGTTCTTATGGTAAATTTACCGTAGGTGAAACTATTACAGGATTTACTTCAGGTGCAACTGCAAAAGTTATTGCTGAAGATTTAGAAAATAATAGAATTTTTATCTCAGCACAAGATAAGTTTGCTAATGAAGAAAGAATAACTGGTAATGATTCAGGTGCAAGAGCAGTTATTAATAACTATCGTCCTAATCCTGTAAATACGGTTCAACAACTTACTAACTTTAGAGATCCAGATAAAGCAATTTCAAACTTTCTAACAAAATTTAGAGATGAGTTTTTAAAAACAATACCAGAAAATTTAGCAATAGGTTTAGATAAAAGAAACTTAATTAAAAATATTAAATCAATGTACCGATTAAAAGGTACACAAAAAGGACACGAATTATTTTTTAGAATATTATTTAATCAAGTATCAGAAACATTTTATCCTAGAACACAAATGTTGCGTGTATCAGACGGACAATGGGATACTCAAAAAGTTTTAAGATCATTTGCTGTAATAGGTGAAGTTTCTGATTTAGTTGGTAGACAAATAATAGGAGAAACTTCGGCTGCAACTGCTATAGTTGAGTCAGTTAAAAAATATGTAGTAGGTACTAAACAAGTTTCAGAAATAATTATAAACGAAGATACAATATCAGGCACATTTCAAATAGGTGAAACATTATCTGGAACTGCTAGTGATACAGACGACTTCTTTATCAAGGCAACTATTACAGGTATACCTGGTGCAAAAAATATTACTAATGACGGAAGTTTATATGCTAAATCAGATTTCTTATCTGTAACTGGTGGTGGTAACGGTGCTACTATTTCAATTGATGATATAGGATCAGGACCATTAACTGAAGTTATTATTGATAATGGTGGATCAGGTTATTCAGTAGGTGATAAATTAGTTTTTGATAATACAGGAACTGAAGGTGTAAATGCCGAAGGATTTGTTTCAGTTGTAAACGGTGCAATTGCAGGTGACGATGGCACAAATGCAGATCACATAACACTTGAAGACGGAACACAAAGAGGAGATCATTATTACGGAGATAAAATTGTATTAGAACCTGAAACAAACTCAAATCAAAATGATATAACAGATGTATTCTTAATTAATAAAGGTAGTGGTTATGTTAGTTTACCATCTATTACAATAACATCAAGTGGTGCTAACGGAAAACTTTTAGCACACGGTACAGAAATAGGAAGAGTTATAGGATTAAAAACAAATGAGTTAGGAGAAGGTTACGAACAATCTCCTACACCACCTGTTATTAATTTTAGAAATTGTTTATTAGTAACTAATGTATCAGGAAACTTTAATGATAATGATACAATAACTGGTGGTACTTCAGGTGCGACTGGTACACTTGCAAGTTTTGATACAGACACACAGGTTTTAAAAGTAAAAGATTTAAATAAAAATTTTCAATTAAATGAAACAATAACATCTTCAAGTTCAGGTACAGCAAAAGTAACTAGACTTGATGTAGCGGCTGCAACTTTAGATGTTGTTCCTATTTCAGATACAGACGGTAAATTTTTAAATGAAGATGGTTATATATCTGAGCAAACAATGAAAGTACAAGATAGTAAATACTATCAGGATTTTTCATATGTATTAAAAGTAGGTCAATCAATTAACGATTGGCGAGACTCATTTAAAAAGACTATGCACACAGCAGGTTTTTACTTTACAGGACAAGTTGATTTACTTAATACTATAAATGCAAAAATTAAATCACCTGTTGCAGGAGAAATATCTGGTGCGTTAGATACACCTATCTTCTCTATACTTAATACTTTATTCAGTACATTATTTGGTAGAAGATTAGGAACCGTAGATGACGGAACATCTCAAAGATCAAATACTCATTTACCTGCAGACGTAGATTTAGAACCTGCTACGGTTGAACACTTCCCTACTAATACTAGAGATTTAACTTTAACTAGGATGCCTATTGAAATTAGTATGACTAGTAGAAAAAGAGCTGTCATAGATGGTGTAGAAGTTAAACAAGGATACGCATACGCAGGACCTAGATTTGGAACATTAAATAAATTTGCAAATACTATATTTGGATTAAGTGCAGCTGGTAGTGGTATTACTTTTGGAGTATTAAGTGATATTAAAGTACAAGGAACAAGAACATCTTTAGACGGTAGAGGAGGTGTATTTTTAATGACTTCTAACGCAGATGGTCAGTTCGTAAAAACAAATTTTGCAATGCCTACGCAGTTTGCTGTGTCTGCTGATAGTTTTGATAACACGGTAACTAACTTTGCACAAACAACTATAAGTTTTGATGATACAACACCATAATCCTTTGGATAACATTATAAATAGTAAGCAAGAAATACTTGTAACCGTAGATGGTGAGGCAAAAATAGAAGGTACTGATTATGAAGATATTGATGGTGCCATTATGTTTAAAACACCACCACCTGCAAATTCAGTAATAAAGGTATATAAGAGAAAACAAAATGGGTAAAAAAGTAATTAATAGAGGGATATCTGCTAACGATGGATCGGGTGATAATTTAAGAGCAGGTGCATTAAAAATAAATGAAAATTTTGATGAAATATATACTGCGTTAGGAGATGGTTCTACACTTCTAACAGGTACATATGTAACTACAAGTGCTAATCAGGTTCTTGCAAATAAAACTATTAGTGGTGCAACAAACACTATAACAAATATACCTTCAAGTGCTTTATCAACTTTACCAAATTCAAAATTAGATAATTCATCTATAACTATTGGTGATGATACTTCTACAAATTTTAATGTAGAATTAGGTGGTAGTTTTGAAATTGTTGGTGGTTCAGGTATCAATACTGCAATTACAAATAATAGAATAGAATTATCCACAGACGGTTCAATCGTAACTGAATCATCTACTGATACACTTACAAATAAAACTATTAGTGGTGCAACAAACACATTTAATCAAATACCAAATTCAGCATTAGATAATAGTTCAATATCAATTGGTGGCGTATCTCTTGCTCTAGGTGGCACAGACGCTACACCTGCATTAAACTTATCAGACGCAACTTCATATCCTACGACTGCTCTTGTAGGTACAATTGAAAATTCACAATTAACAGGTAGTATTACAAATGATAAACTTGTAAATAGTAAAATTATAATTGGTGATAATACATCTACAAACTTTGAAGTAAATTTAGGTGAAAGTTTTGAGATCGTAGGTAATTCTCCTATATCAACTGCCATAGACAATAATAGAATTGAATTGTCTTTAGGTTCAATACCAAATTCAACATTAGCAAACTCATCTATAACTTTAGGAACAGACGCTATTTCATTAGGTGGTTCAACAACATCTATTGCAGGATTAAGTTTAACAGGTTCAGGTACGGTAGATTTAACTGGCGCTGGTTCTAAATTAAGATTTGACTTTGCAGGATACGGTTCATTACCTGCGTTTGGAACATATCCAGGTATGTTTGCTTTTGATACGGTTGGTAACAGACCTTACTATTCTTCTGGAAGTGGTTGGGTTAGAATATTAGATGAAAACGCTTCTATATCAGCACATACAGACGTTAACACAACAGGTATTGCTGATGGATATATTTTAGAGTTCTCATCAGCACAAGGTAGATTTAATGCTGTTGCAAATACAAGTGGTTCAGCATTAACCGTTGCAGACGAAGGTAGTGATTTATCAACTGCCGCTACTAAATTAGATTTTGTTGGTGCTGGTGTAACTGCTTCAGGCACAGGTGCAACTAAAACTATTACTATTGCAGGTGGAAGTGGTGAAACTTTAACCGTAGAAAGTGAAGGATCAGCATTATCAACAACTGCTACAACAATGGACTTTGTTGGTAAAACAATAACTGCTTCTGGTTCAGGTGCAGAAAAAACTATTGATGTTCGTTCTACTACAACAATATTAGATGTAACTGCTAACGGTTCAAGTGCATATAGATTTTCTTCACATTACGGAACTGAAGACAATCCAAAACTTTATACAAAACAAGCTCAAACAATTGCATTTAATTTAAGTGGTCTTGCAGGATCACATCCATTTGTTTTACAAAATATAAGTGGTGCTTATAGTTCAGGTAATAGAATATCAGATGGTTTAACTCACGTGGCTTCTGATGGAACGGTAACAACTGGTTTATCTGCTCAAGGTAAAACTAATGGTGTATTATATTGGGATGTACCACACGATAGTGCAACGGTTTATTATGTTTGTTCTTCTCACGGTGCAATGAATGGTACTTTAGAAGTTGCAAGAAAAGAAGGTGGTAAATTATTACAACAAGTTCATACTCAAACAGGTGCTGTTAATACAGGAACAACTATATTTCCTGAAGACGATTCAATACCTCAAAATACTGAAGGTGATGAATATATGACTTTATCAATAACACCTAAATCTGCTACAAGTGTAATTAACATTGAGGCACACGTATTTTATTCTAATACAAACTCTACAAGAGCAGGTCTAGGTTTATTTAAAGATTCAGACGCAGACGCATTAGCATTTACTTCTAACTTTATTGATGATTTAACAAGTATGAGTA